CGGCGCTGGCTGGGCCCCCCCGCCCCGCCGGCCCCCCCCCCCCCCCCCCCCCCCCCCCCCCCCCCCCCCCCCCCCCCCCGCCGCGATTTTTGGAGATATATGTATCGCTTGATCTTAGTGCGTTTCGACCGCGATACCGGTCGCTTTGAGGACGAAGAATTCAATAGGTTTTGGGATATATCTGAATCCCAATCTTAAAATCTAAACAATCAGAATGGTGTTCGAAACTGTCGCAGTGCAAATCTTATCTCGGCTATATGAAAGGGCAAGATGAGAAACTCCTTGATTGATTTGCCAGCCAGATAATGTTGGTTTATTGAAGAAAACTACTGATAAGGAATATCATGAGGACTGAACACAAACTCTATAATGCTTCGGCTACCATGATGCAAGAGATACAAAATGAATCTGTTGCATTGGTGGTTACATCACCTCCATATCCCATGATCGATATGTGGGATGATAGTTTTAGTTCCCAACGAGTTAGAATCGATGTTGAAGATGAATCCAGAATTGATCATACTTTCAATGAGATGCATAAGATTCTATCTGATGTTTGGACAGAAAGTTTCAGGGTTTTGAGCCCGGGTGGTTTCCTGTGTGTAAATATCGGTGATGCCACTCGAACTATAAATGGAACCTTTAGATTGTTCTCGAATCACTCAAGGATTTTACAGGATTGCCTGTCTATTGGTTTTCATAATCTTCCGAATATCATCTGGCGGAAGCAAACAAATGCTCCTAACAAGTTCATGGGGTCAGGAATGCTCCCAGGAGGTGCTTATGTTACTCTGGAGCATGAGTATATTCTGATTTTCAGAAAACCTGGTAAAAGACAGTTTAAAACTGATGCCGATAAGAAATTGCGGAAAGAAAGCGCTTTCTTCTGGGAAGAGAGAAACATATGGTTTTCCGATGTTTGGGACTTTAAGGGTACTAATCAGGGACTTAACGGTAATGCGAGCAGAGAACGTAGCGGAGCCTATCCAATTGAGCTACCACATAGATTGATAAACATGTATTCTCTACGAGGTGACACAGTTCTTGATCCTTTCCTCGGCACCGGAACGACAACACTTGCTGCCATGATGAATGGGAGGAACAGCGTTGGCTACGATATTGATTCATCGTTCTTGGATGTCTTGGATTCAAGGGTAAATAACACTTTCATATCTGAAGCTAACAACATAATCTATAATCGCCTTAAAAATCACAAGAAGTTCGTAGAGGATTATATAAATAAGGGCAAACAGCCAAAACACATTAATGCTAATTACAGCTTCCCAGTGATTACGAACCAGGAAACAGACCTCAAACTATACGGTATATCCGATATTCAACGTGAACCAAACAATGAATACTTAGTTGCTTATACTGACCCTGATGTTAACCAACAATATCTTGTATTTTAGCGACAATCTCCGGTAAGTTTGTAAACTCCTCTCTCTCATTGTAAATCAAGTAGTAGACTGGTTTACCCCAGGATGTGTTAGCTACATAGTTGAATGTAACTACATTCTGTCTCATGTAATAAAAGGTGTGGGGTTTGATCTGGATGCCACAAACTTCTATCCCCATCTTCTTTATTACGAGATCAATGCGATACTCGGAATCAAGCTCTGCAGAGGCATCAATCACTTCGAGTGAGGGTAATTGTATGCTGATGATTTTCTTTGCTTTATCTTCAATGAGATTCCCTTTCAGAGACTGGGTAATAAACAGATCGTATTCCCACCTTTTACATTCCTCGAGCGAGTACTTGTATTTGCCCCACTGCCTGATCTGCGACTCATAAAGATTCCGTCCAAAGTCTTCCACAGTGCCTTGGCTAACGATGCCACAACTACACTTGTTTTTGTAATGATATTCAATGAGTTCGACAAGCTCATTCTTTGTCCTTGGCTTATGCTCCCTGATCAGCTTCATGACAGGTACTGATCTAAAAGGAGCTGATATTCCTTGGTTCCCGTTTAACAGATTTAACTCTCCGCCTGTGAGTGACATAAATTCTCCTCAAATTCTTTTTCATTATATGAATACGAAATGATGCCCTTCTTATAACTGTACAATATAACTACAGCATGCTCTATAACTACTTTTGTATTCTGTTTGCTTTTGTATGAAAGCGGTTTTATAGTAAGTGGAACCTCTGCTATGTACGCATCAATGTTCCTTGATTCCTCTTCGGCAGTTGAAATCCTATAATGTTTATCATATTTGTTCGCAATATCACTACAAATCCAATCTTGGATTCTTAAACCATTGTATGTCTTGGTTATAACGAGGTCTTCTACCCATGACCTAACCAAGTCAGGGGTAATCTGGCTGTAAGCAAGCATCTGTTTTTCTATTTGGCCTAAGATTTTTGTAACTGCTTTATCAATCTTCTCAGGATTATGTGACTCATACCATTTCTTCCATTTATCAACGCTCTTAAACTCATCTTTTCTAAATAATTCAGAGAGTTGACCCACATGTTTCGGCCGCGTAGCTTGTGAAACCTGGTTAGTATTGTTAATGAAAGAAGCTGTGTACGTAGGAAACTTAGGACTCGGTGAAAGTGATTGTTCTTGCTCGATGGACAATACTATCTCTTCTGTTTTCATATCGATTATCCCATTAGCACCAATGTTTACCAGTCATAGGTAATCTTAAGCCCGTCTTTCGTCTTTTCGTAGTAAATCATATCAATCTTGATATCAATAGGCGATGTGAGCATTCCAGACCAAGTTGTTGGCTTTATACTCACGAATCTACTACCTATCATACCATCGATATTTTGGGACTCTTCCTGTGCTGTTGCCGTTCTGTAGGTGGTAAACTCCATCTCCGCTATATGTTTTAGAATAGCTTCTTGAACCTTCAGGCCTGCAAATGTCTTCGTGATCACAAGATCTTTAACCCAATCTCTAACCATATCTTTCGTGATTTTGTCGATTGCAGCTCTAAACTGCTCGATCATGCCGTACACACGATTAGTAGCGTCCAAAATTGCTGTAGGATGGGATTGTAGATACCATTCTTCCCACCCGCTAAGATCTTTTCCAGGAAACTCTTGGATAAGATCGCTCATTTTCCCAACAACAGCCGGCCTTGTCCCTTTTGCGTTTTGATTAGCAAGATTCATCAATTGTGTGGTATACTTAGGAAATGCTGGAATGTCTGCATTGAGTAAACGGAACAATTCATCGTTCTTGATTTTGAAGCTTGTTACCATGACCTTTTCTTCTCCTTTTTGGATAATTGGTGTAAAAACTGGAAAAGGTCACGATCGGAGAGGGTTCCTTATTGTCAATAAGTAAGTATAGATGCAATTACAATGAATTGCATCGCAACGCATTACAAAATTTGAGTGGTTGTCCTGCACTTCCAATGAAACGGCGGAAATGGAGTGTGTGCTCCGGAGACTCCTACTGGGTTCATCTCTGAGTTGTACTCGATCTGATCATCTTTGATCCAAGGTGCGAGTGCTTTGATGTAGTCTCTGGCATCATCCAGGCTATTGGACTTAGTATCCAGAGCCATGAGATTGTCCATCACTTCCAGGGCATCGTTTAGAGGGTAGACCCTATCTTGAGCTGCCAGAGCCCGGCAGATATCACTAGTGCGATCATCCAGGATCACCACGAGCTTGTAGTATCTGGCTTTGGCTTTCTTGTAACCTTGAAGCCTTCCGAACTCTCTGACTCTAAGAGCAGTATGCTCTGCCAATCCCTGCCAGTAGTGCGATGATCGGTTGGCAAGGTCATTGAACTGGTCTTTGAGAGTATTGGCAAGCATTTCTTTGGTATAGCCCTGCTCGATTGCCTTGGAAAGGGTATCTGCAAAGTTTTGCATGATATCAGCTTCGAAGTGATTACCAATCCAGAACAACTGCTGCTTCTGGATTGTGGAGGACAGATGCTGATCTTCGATGCCCCAGAGCCCAATGCTGGTCTTGGTTGGAGCTTGCACTTGGGTGTCTCTCAATCCAAGCCGCACACAGCGGTCTATTATCGCCTTGGTGGGCTCATTGACCAGTGCTGCGAAGTCATCTCCCAACTGGGTATTGATGATGCCCATAAGCTTATCTATGGCGCTCTTGTTGATCTTCTCGGCTCGTGGCATGTCACTCATCATCTGGATAGCAAGTCGTGCTGCATCCTTGATTTCGGATTTCCAGGCATTATTCAGGACCCGGTAATACTCAAGCATGAGCTTATCATAGTAGTTCATCAGAAGCTGAACCTCCGGACTTTCACTCTATTTCTGCCGATATCATATTCGGAGAAGCGTTCCAGACATCCAGCCAGTGCATCACAGCCATCGATATAGCCATCAGGATAAGTGAGGAACTGACTGATTAGGGTTGGTGTGTCTTGGCCCTCTGGAAAGAGTATCTTGGCTGTCTCGATTATGGTCTCGGTTCTCTCGATGCGCAGATTCTTGTTGTCTTTGTTATCAATGCGCTTGATTCTATGACTGATGGGTGGCAAATGATTATCTTGTGCCCACCTATCGAAGTCGGCAAGGATTCTACCTTGTCCGTAGGTGGTTTCTATGGCAGCTCTGGCTTTTACTCTGTAAACTCTATCCAATTCCTGATAGGCATCATAGTAGTATCTGAAGAACTTGGTGTTCTCAGTCTGACGTATCCAGACTTGTATCACATAGAACCTGTTTCCATCATAGCCAATGGAGATGACAGCCTTGTAACAGCCCTTCTCACCCCATGCAGGATCGGCATAGAGCCAGACCCGCTTCATCTGGGATGGTTCCGGAAGTGTCCTATACTTGGTGAACCAGTGATTCTTGAAGATGTTCCCTTCGATAACCGGCTGGCCAAGCATCTCTCTCTGATAACCGGTATGGCCGAACTTGGCTCGCAGGTTTGGCAGAGTGGCAGTGGGGTATTGCTCTTCCCAGATGGACTTGCCACGCATATCTTCAAGTGAGAAGCGCAATATCGCCTTTTGGTGGGTCTTTAATGCAATCTGGTAGGTAACGTCTAATTCTGGATTATCTGCCCGTAAATCACCTAATATGAGCTCCTGAAACTGGCAGATGGAGTAATTGGGATGTACCAGGTTACCGAGCCAGACGATCTTGCCATTTCCCTCGGGTGAGAGGG